CCAGCAGATGGATTTGATCCTGCAGAATATAGCCCTACCTCTGATATTTCATATCTTTCTTCTGTTGGTAGTTCTGCTGTTAAAACTATTTTATTTATACCGTTCTCATTTACAAACCCTCTAGACGAAATTGGCACACGAAACATTTCAAAATCAAGGTTTTCTTTTGTTGCAAAGTCATCTGCTACATCGCCAGTTTCTAGCGGGGTAGGTCCACAACCAACAGCCAAAAATGACGCATAGGCAGGGGCCTGACCAAGCATATACTTACCAATAATAGTCTTGCCAGTGTTAGTTATCAAGAGGTTACTTCTCCAAATTCCGCTTCATATATTGTACCACTTGTGGTTATCTCTACCTGAATTTGCTCATCAGATTCAAGATTTATTGCTTCTATAATCATGTTGCCTGTATCATCATCTAAATAAACATGTTTGCCATTAGGCCCTGTTCCTGGATCTGGAATTTTGTTTTCAAGTTTGATAGAAAAATTAGCAAAATATTTATCTGAAGTAGACTGAAGGCTAAGAATATTGTTTGGATTATACTGCTGTTGAATTGATGAAAGGTTTTTAATTGGTTGATACGAAACCTGTTGTCCATTAACAATATCATTTCGTGCTACATTTATTAATTCGTGCCCTCCAATATTTTCAAAAATAAGGTCTGTCATTATTTCAATTGGGAGACTTTCATCATCAAATAAAACAGTGTCTATCGGTGCAGTTTTAACTGGTGGTGGCGGTGGCTGAATTACTGCAGGGGCTAGTGCTGTTGGTATTGCTGCTGGGGTTAATGGCTCTGCAGGTGGTCCAGCATAAAATCCGCCAGCAGCATCGTTGCCGCCAGATGTATCGTAGTTATTTGTTGAAGTTCCGCTACCGCTATTTGCTAATTGTCCTCTTAGTTCGTTTGCTGCGTTAGAGGCGTTAAGCCATGCGGTCATTGCTTTATCAAATTGTTTTGGACTTAAATTTGGATTATCAAGTTTACTTGAAAGGGCTTCTGCACGAGCATCTGCGGTTGCTATAGATTCTCTTAAACTTGGTGCTGGTGCACTAGTTGGAATTCCTGCTGCTTCTGCTGCAGATTTTGCTCTAGTAAACCCTCCATCGTCATAGGCACCCATATTACACCTCCGCTAAATAAGTAGTCATGCTTGGTCCAGTATTGCTTCTAGAGTATTCAATATTATAAACTACAAACCGACTAGAGTCAGACGCTACAAGATCTAGTCCAGAAGAATCTTTGTAGTCAACTGTTACTATATCTCCTAATTGCATTGTTGGAATTGAAAATAGATTTACGCCTACCGATTTTTTAGGGTGCATAACTTTATTTATAATCCAACCCATTAAGGCCTGAGCATCATCATCTGTTTGAATGTATAGGCTGTCAATTGAAAATTCATTCTTTCCATATATCATTCTGCTTTGTCTAATTTCATCATACTTTGCTTTTTCTACAAGTGGTGAAAATATTAATGAATTACCTTGAAATTCTGGATCAGACAAGTTTCCACGTTTTTTAAAGTATTCATCAACAGTTAATTCGTGTGTAGTATCTTGTGTAAAGGTTACTCCTTGAATTCTTAAATAGTTGCCAGTTGTTTCATCTAAACTTAATGCAGTGTCTGTAGCATTAAATATTAAAAACTCTGCACCATAAGAATCTGCTATGAATCCAGAAGTTGTATATCCTTTAATTCTATTAAATGTTGGAGAAAGTTGGGCATAAAGAGCAGGGTATGCACGATCATATTTAATATCAAAGTATGCACATTCACGCATAATAGAGCCAAACTCCTCAAAATACATTTTATACGCTGGTGGCTCTTGTGCGCTAATTCCAGATAAATGTGTTGCTTGAACAACTCCACTCATTGCATATTTTCTAAATGATTCATTTGCATTAATTTTACCTTCTGATAATACAGAAGCAAGGGTTTCTCCTACGGTAAATACAGTATTTTGAGAATAATTTTCAGACAAAGCATAAATGTTTTCAAACATACATCTAGATGATCCACGAGTAAACAAAGCCATGTTGTTATAAATTGGAAGTGGATCTGTGTCGTCAACTACCTTAATTAATTTATTATTAATATATAAATAGAATCTTCTTATTTTACCAATGTCTTGATACTCTACTGATAGATCATATACCGTTGGATTTTCTTCTCCAGACATCCTATACTGACCAGTAAATCTACCATCATCAACAATAATTTTTGAAAGGCCCCCCCAGAGTTTAACTGGAATAGCATTTGTATTTGCTGACTCTTTTTTAACTTTATAAAATAATATATTATTAATAGATTTTTCTGCATTGCCTTTTGTATCAAGTTTTAAATAAGAGTTAATGTTGTCTTCTGTTAAAGCAACAATTTCAAAATAATATCCATTGTTTGTTTCTGGATTAAGTAACACTGCAATGCCTCCAGATCCACCGCCAATTGTTGGAGTTTGGTCTGGCTGTGTTCCAGATGTTTCATAATAAGTTGTGCTACCAATTGGCGTCTGAGTTCTACTTGTATTATTTTCTATTTTGCCAACTATTCTTAATCTAGTGCCAAAATGTTTAAATGAATTGTTTAAGTTTTTATAAATATATGAAACAAACCCTAATGGATTATCTGTAGTTTTAAAAGACGGTCCATTCATAACAAGAGCAGATGATTGAATTGTGCCAGACTGAGTTGATTTAAGACTATTTACTTGTGTTTCTGTTAAATAATTTGTTGCCATAAAGTTTTTAATAATTCCATTGGCGCTTGTTTGTTTTGCTAAAACATTAGACTCAACAGCCCCTGTACTTGTTCCTGCTGCGCCAGTTGTAGTTGCTGGATAGGTCACGTCTTCGTCTAATTGAGTTGTAAACAAGTACTGTGTTTGCATGTTTACTCCACGAATATTGTTTGCACTGGTCCAATATTCATCAATACCCGCTGTATGAGAAGTTATTTCTGTTCCAAATTGTCCACGACCGTGATCTACAACTGCTCCATTTTGTAATCTTGTAATACCATCAACTGTTTCATAATATGGAGTTGAATGTATGCGAACCAATCCAGTAGGATATATTTTTCCGTTAAAGGGTAGTGATGAAAAATAACTTTGATACTCTTGATTGCTACTAATAAAAACATTACCAGTTCCAGTTATGTTAAACTCTACGGCATCATATTTAATTATTTCTCCATTAGAATAAAAATATCCTTGATATCTTGTAAGCCAATAAATATTTTCTCCAAGATCAAGTAAATTATTTGTCATTAAATGATTAACAACGGTTGGTGGCGAAGATGTAAGGTTAGAGTTTAAAGGCATGGCTCCTAAAACATAATTACTTTGTTTAGATGCAACCTCGTTGATAGTTTTTGTACTTTCTGTTCCAGACACTTCCCAAAGTAATGACGGTTTATATATCCAAGTCTTATCTTTATCAATCATGCTAGACTGTTTAATAGATCCATAAGATCTTTGAATATATCTTTTTGTATAATTAATCTTTCCATCATTATATATTTTTTTATCTTTTGAGGCTATAGATATAATATTAGGCAGGTTGCCAGATGTTGCATTTTCTATAACCCCACTGTCTGTCTGATTAGTAGTTCCAGATAACACAAATGTTGTTTCTCTTTGACTTTCTGTTGGCATTAAATAGTCTTTACTCATTACAACGAAATTGTTATATTCATCAAAAAACATTGCAGTTTGTGTAGCAACGGCTAGTTGATTTAAAACTTGTGCAACGTTTTGGTCTGGAGCAATAAAGAAAAATGGTATAACTGCTTCTGATTCTCCTTCAACTCTTCTAAAAACATAATTACTAAAGCCAATATAGTCAAGCAAGGTAGAAATTGCATAACTCAAAGACGCCTCTGTTGTCAATAGTCTTGGGGCTGGCATTGATTCTAAGAAAAAGAAAAAGTCTCTAAGTTCTATTGATAACGTTCCGCCAGTAATGTCTGCCTGTGGAAGACCTTCTGAGTATAAAGTTTTAATTGGAACATAATAGTCAAACCCTTCAACATCAAGGACAATCTCATAGAAAGTAAATTTAATATTTTTTCTAACGTAGTCTGCAATAATACTAGATGTATTCTGATCATTAAATGCTTGATCATCGTCAAAGATAGATAGTTGACCATTTGAAGCAAGTAATTGCCCTACTGGTAAAGATGTAATTCCTATGTCAGATAAAGTCTTAGTAATTTTAAAATCAATTACTTTATCAGATATGTCTACTACAAGTCTTGGAGACATTTCTATTAAATCAAAGGTAGAGTCAAACTTGTTCATAACCTCTACAACAATTCTAATTCCATTAATATAAGCAAAGTCACGGTATACCGTTCCACTTCCTATGTCATTATCAAAGGATGCTGGAGATGTTAGGTCAGTAACAAAGTTTGTGTGAATGCCTATTGTTTCAGATCCTAGTTGCCATTTATACTCTGGTGAGAATGTTTCGTATTCTCCGTTAGTCCAGATGTGTATTGTTCCTCTGTCCCCTGCGTTTTCTATAACTAAGTATGCGTATCCCTCTACGTTATTTTCTGGAAGCAGGGAACTTGAAGAAAGAGTATCTGCAAATACAAAAGATGAACGGTAGACATCTGGAATAAATAATCCATACTCTAACTCAACATATCCATCTGAACCAATAATAGGATCTCCAGAAGCAAGGGTGTCGCCTTCTCTAAACTCATATGCGTTGACCCATTGATTATCTTGAAGATATTGTATTTTCCATCTAGAAGGAGTTGTTCTGTTTGTATCTCCATACAGCGGATCTGCTATGGATGTTGTTGATGTTGCAAAAGGACCAAGGTCTATATCGCCTACGTTGGTTTGCATTTTTACTACAATTCTGTTGGCTGGAACCTGTTCTTTATAAACTACAAAGGGAACTGCGTCATCAATGAAAGATAAACCATTAGAAACAATACTTGCAATGCCACGTTCTGTGTTGCTCTCTGTTCGATAAGATGTCCAATATCTAAATTGATCATATCTAGATGGCATATAATATCTTGGTCTTTGTGCCATAGATGCGCCAGAGTTTGCAAAAAATCTATTATTAAAAAATGCTGCTTTATTAATTCCAGATCTTGGTCTAAACGGATTTAAGCAATCCTCTAAAGAATATATTAACTTTAACTTATCTTTTGTTAATGTAAAACTTTGTGGAGTGTCATCATCTTCAAACCCTCCATCTATAACAACATCTGCATCTGTTGCGCCAGTATAGTAATTTCCAGCATCTAAAGAATCAAAGTCATTAGGCAAAGTAAAATATAAAGATGTATTATCTGTTGGGCGGTATCTATAATTACCAAGTTTAAATATATTATCTGGCATATTCATATTCCACTCAGCCAAGACCAATGACTGTAGTTTAACAGTTGCCGATGTTTCTAAATGTGTTTTTAGTTCTTCTCCTTCAAACACTTTAGACCTCTTCCAGCGTTACCGATATATTCCAAAGGTCATGATTAGCACCACCACGTTTTACAACTGAATAGTTAAAGTCTGAAATATATACCTGCATTATTTGATTATATTGTGCAAGATGTCCGTATGAAGCATTTACAACCTCTCCATCAGTAGGAAAATTAGTGTATTTATCATAAGCCATGTACATCCAGAATGGACCTTGATGAGTTTCATACCACTCAAGTAGGTCTACTCCACCTGCTCCGCCATCTGCTGTAAACTCTCCATCTGTATTTTTATATGCAGTTACTCCAGAGGAGTTAAAGGCTGGGTCTTGATAATAAGATCTTGATGGTAAATTGTTCCAAGATACTGACATGTTTAATTTGTCTGCAATATGATATGAACGCATACGACCGTTTATTGTTCTCTGCCGTTGCTCAATTCTAATAGGGGTAAACTGT